CAAAAATTCTTGTACATACTTTGGTGTATCTGAGCGACGTAGATCAAGACCCATAGCTTTCATCTTACCTGGCTTGCCATCTATGTCGCGACGATTGCCTTCATCATCATACACAAGAATCGCGTACCGTTTCTTCTTAATGAACAAGCCTGTCTCGCCGCAAACCTCCCGACCAGCTTTAATTACTTCGCTGCGAGTCATTGGTGTGTTGAATGTCTCGTTCATAAATTTGGGGAACGTGTCACTAACTTGGTCAGCGATAATGTTGTAAAGTTCGATAACGCTATCTTTGTTCCACTCAAGTTCGCCAGCGTCGATTTCGTCACGAAGTACAGGATACGCGCTGAAGTATACAGAGTCAGTATCGCCGTAGATGATGCTGCGTCCAGTGTGGTCATACGAGTTATCAAGAAATTCGTTTGTCTTTGCAGCCATGTGCTTCGCGATACTGCGACCAGTCAATGTAGTAGACTGCCCAAGACGCTGATCGTAGAAACGACAGTGAATGTTTAGTAGTCCACCATACAGGGAGTTCAAGTTAATCTTCTTAACCAATTGGCGACGATCCCAGAAACCAATGATCTGTTTTAGTTGTGCATGGTCACGATGATGTACGAGATATTTGTCATCAAAGTATAGATCGTGTGAGAGCATGTAGCTGTAAAGGTCTTCTGAATTCTTGCTCTGTGCTTTCTTCTTCAAACGAGTTAGACTTAGCGCCATATCTGCATCGTATGGATTAACAAAAGTAACATCACCAGCAGAACGTTTTGCTTCCAGTCTTTCGTTAAGATCGTCTGCAACGTCTTTGCGTACATCAAGCTTGATGCCTTCCGTTAACGAATCATAGTTGCGCTTGAATGCTTGGAGAACTTTACGTTCGCTATACCAGCGACGTAGCAGCCCTGGAATAATTCCTTCAATGTCGTTTCTAAAGATTGTGCCATTGGCAGAGATAAACCAATCGTGACTAGTCTTATCGAATATTAACTGACGCAACTCTGCACCAGTTACTTCGATTGACGATCCATCTTCAAAGTCGAGAGGGCGACGATTCACATTGTCGTTGTCAAGAAAGTCCTCCATCTCAAGCGTGTTGAAACGATCATTCCACCACTCTGCAAATTTGTCTTTGCCTTCATCGACAAGGTATTTACGAATCGTTGCATCAGTCTCGTCACAGCGAAGTTGGCCTACAATAGTTTCTGGACTCATGTTAAGACAACGAATCACAGAAGGGTATAGTGAGTTCAAGTCACTACTACCAACCCACTTGTGCAGACCTTTCTTGGGGTGCTGTACCCAACCACCCGCTGCTGGAAGATCATCGTGACTTGTGCGTTCTTTATCTGGCACAACCATGCCACGCTCATGCGCTTCGACAATGATAGCTTGCTCTGTGACTGCTACTGCGCCAAGTGCTGCTGGCATGAGTACGCAGTTACCTTGCGCAATACTACTAGCCAACGCAATGAACTGTAGTTTCTTATCTAGCTTGTCTAGTAGTTCCGTATCTTGGATGTTATATTCCAGAAACTTTTTGAAGTCTTGGTTGTAGAGTTCGTCAAGTGTTCCGTCGTATGGAACCTTGCGCTCGCCCAACTCGACTTCACAAATTGCGTCTAGTCCATAGCTGTGACGTTCTTCGTATGTGAACTTCTTATAAAGTGCCATGTAGTCAAGGTGTACGCGACCAATCAAATCGTATGTTGGCTTGTCATTGCCGCCCACTTTGAATGAACGTGCGACTGGCATCTTGTCCCACAAGCACATGCGTCGTGCTTCTGTACGACCAAGTACTTTCATAATACGATTAATCGTGAATGGAATATCGTAGCCTTCGCTGAACCAACCACTAACAACGTCTGCATCTTCGATAAGCGTTAGAAACGCCTCAAGCATATGTGATTCTTCGTGATACAGAATCGTGTTACCAACTTCGTCCGCGATTACTTTGGCTTCTTCCATCGTCATTGTGTCGGGCGGAAGAGCCAAGCAAACTGTTTGGTCAAGCCATTGCAGATGCACAGCAATAGAGATAATTCTATTTGCTGCATCTTCTGGTTGACTGTAGCCAAACTCTTTATCGAAGTCTGTCTCAATATCGAAGAACGCAGTATGTAGATCAGCAGGGTTCTGATGCTTGTAATGCTTCTCAATTATCTTGTTCACGAATTTAATATCTGACTCGTACTTATCTTTGTGCGAGTGGATACGTTGCATTTTCTTGAACTCACCAATAGAGGAGCAATCCACTTTGGAGAGTGATTCTCCGTGGATGCTCTTATGCTGACCTTTGTGGTCTTTCAGATAGAATTCAAAAATGCCATCGTAGTCTTTGTATACGCGCTTGCCTTTCACGCGCTCAACTACTTTGACCTTTGATGATCTTGGATCGAATATTGCGTCTACATACATTAGATAAAGAGTTTAACCAGTCCGACTGTTGTGGTGAACGTGTAGAACACCATTAGCATCATCATCCACGAACTCTTGCGTATATGGCAAGCATATAGTAGTGCAATTGAACTGACGATGTATGCGCTGAAAGAGAGAAAGAGATTGGGATTAGGTGCCATGAACGTTAACGTTCCAGCACCAATCATCCCACTTATTGTTCCAATCATTTCGGCAAAGAACAGAGTCTTGCTTTGATGCCAAGTCTCTAACCAAAATACTCGTATTTCTCTAAAGAACCCTCGCATTACTTGATGCCGAGTGTATCCAGAATGTCCTCAACTTCAGCCCACTTGTCTGCTTCGTCTGCACGATTAGACTTAAATGCGATGTTGATTACTTTCTTCAACTGCCCAGCGGGGATTTCCATTTCTTCTGCGATTGCTTTGACTGTATCGTTCAGTCCTTCGTTAAGATCCTTAACTTCCTGCTTAACGACGCATCCCTCTTTTACGAGTTCCTGCAAACGACGAACATCGTCTGCATTGTAGTGTTTTGATTGATAGCTCATTGAGAGTACTCCTTGTAGTTATTAACACATTGTACTATATTTACAAGGATATGTCAAGCTATTTATGAATTGCGGCGTATCTCGTCGTAGACTACTTTCTTAGTAGCTTTGCTGATAGAATTAGGAAGTGCTTGGGAGAATAGATCGAAATTGCCTTCTTGTGCCAGCTTACGTGCTTTGGATGCACTCATGCCTTCAACGCCTTCTGCGTCTGGATCGCGCTGGCCTGCGCTTACTACGTCGAAGTTTTCGATCCCATATTCTTTGGTGTACTTGCTCATGTCGTTCTTGAATTGTTCTACACGGTCTGAGCCAACAACCATGATAACGTTTTTGTACTTCTTTCCTAGTGCTTCTAGCGCCATGAATGGTGTCTTAGCAGAAGCATCTGCACTAACATTCGCATCAGGAAACATTTTGCGAACTAGGTCTGATTTTGTTTTGAACGAAAGTGGGTCTTTGCCCTTCTTTTGTGTCTGTGATAGAAAGATTACGTGTTCTGCGTTTGCGTTTGCAGCCACTTCTTGCACTCTGCGAACTAGCTTTTCGTGGCCGACAGTTGGCGGATTCATGCGTCCAAATGTGAACACAATCGTATCTGCCTTACTTTCGGTAATTTGTGCTAGTTCAAAGAGTCTCATTATCTCTCTTGTGCCATCAAGTTGAGCCACTGGTCTTTGCCAAGACGATATGCGTCACGCGCCCAGCCTTTGGCATAAGCTTCAGGGTGAAAAACTCCATCCCGTGCATCGTGAAATCCTTGGAGTCGATATTCTTCTTCTTCCTGCTTGCGTACAAATTCATCTACGTTTACAGCTTCCATTAGTTTTCTCATATCGTTCATAATAAATCCTTACTTATCGTATTCTATTGCTGCCTTCTTTTCTTGGCCTCGTGTAAATGCTGCGATACCTAGAATCGCGCCAAAGCTAAGATGAAAGAATGCGCCTCCCATCAATGTCAGTGGCGACCAACTACGACTTCCTAGATCAAGTTGCTCAAGTGCTTTTAGCTTAACTTCTTTATCTTCTAGCTGGCGAATTTCTATAAACGCCTCTGAGTTAACTTGACTGTTCTGGATTTCAATATATAATGGCATTGCCATAAAGTCAAACACACATATAAACAAATATACGTATGCTGCTACAGGCCTCCAAAACTTCTTAAAGCCGTGTTCTAAGTCTTTGCGAACAACATGGTCACTGGACGCTTTTACTTCTGAGCGACCACAAGTTTCGCATGTTCCACATTTATTACATGACATGGGTTATCTCCTCTTCTCCACTGTATTTATCACCATATAGAAAAAAAGAAGCCCCTCGAAAGGGGCTTCAGTAGGAGGGCTGCGAAACCCTGTCCTAAGGTATTACTTTTTGAATAGGTTGAATGTTGCTTTAACCTTTTCTACCAAAAGCTTTACGTCACGCTTGATGCGGTCAAATAGTTTTGGTTCTTCGATTCCTTTTCTCTTTTTAATCATTGGAATCAACATTACGTAGTATACAAAGCCAAAAAACATTAGGCCTGCTAGTACGTTTGCTGCTGTTGCTTGATCCATTGTTGCTTCTCCTCAGTTAATTATTATGCGTGGCGGAATGTGATGATGCAAGTTGCGCTGCCTACTGATCCTGGCGTTGCTACTGTAGCTGTAGCTTGTCTTGCTGCGCCACCGTTTGCTACTCGACCATCAGCAATATAAATGCCTAGTACTTGTGGATCGTTCTCTGTTGCTGCCATGTAGCTTGCCGCGCCGTTCGTTGCATCACCAACTGTTACTGTTGTTACTGCATCTGATGCTGTATCAATATCTAGTGTTACGCTCATAATCGTACAGTTGGCTGGAATGCCTGTCGCTGCACCAATGTTAACTGTTGCTGCTGATGTTAGTGAAACTGTGCCTGTCACTGAGTCTAAGTTACCAGTAAGTCCGACGCCCGACGCTACTGCGTCATCAACATATTGTTTGTTAGGAATATCATCTGCTGCTGTAACGTTATCTTCGTAGTTACCTGAGCCTGCTGTAACACTTAGTACACCAGTACCATTTGTCAAGAAGCCAATGTCAATGTTAGCTTCTGAGCCAGTACCAGTTGTAATCTGCGCAGGGTTACCAGTTGCTCCTGCTGTAATAGCTAGACCGTTAACTGCTGATACTGTGTCGTTTAGCTCTAGTATTTCTTCTGACGAACCATTCTGGAAGATGATTGATCCAGTGCCGTTTGGACGCAGGATGATTGGCTGGTCAGTTGTGTTGTTGCTAATTGTATCGCCAGCAAAGCTAAGTTCGTTAACAGTAAGTGTTGTAGCATCCCACGTAAACGTAGAATCGCTATCAATGTCTGTTCCACTTGTAAATACAGCAACCTCGTTGCTTAGTGGTGTGCCAGATGATGTTACAGTACCAGTTGTGGTTGAATAGCCAAAGCTCTCGATTCTATCGTTAACTGCGGCCGATGTCATTAACGTTACGTCGTTATCGTTAAACTCGCCTGCTGTATCTACTGCCGTAAATGATACACCGTCAAAGCCAAGCGTAGTAATGCCTGTCATCGAGCCTGCATCAACAATGATTGTGCCGTCTAATACAAGTTGCTGTCCTGCAAGTGGTGTAATAAGTAGATCAACACCAGCAGTTGACGAAATTGTGTTACCGTCAATGTTAATGTTATCAATTGCCGCTGCGCCAGTAACAGTAAGTATCGTACCGTCAAACGTTAAGTTGCCACCACTATCTTCGACTAAACCACCTGTGCCAGCAATAAGTACATCGTTATTCGTTAAGTCAGTAATCGTTAGCGTACTGGTTGTGTTTAGCAGAATGTCGTTACCATTCTGGAAAGTTGTTGTGCTAAGGTTGGTAGTGATGACATCTGTGCCATCAATGTTTGTTGTTAGTATGCCAGCGCCAGCGTCAGCAATAGATAGTGTGCTATTGCCTTCTGTAATACTTGTGCTGGATGTACCAGCGTTCATGTAAGTCTTTAGCTTGGATGCTGTTACAGCATAGTTACCTATGCCTTCTGTTCCGCCTGCTATTGAGTGATAGAGTAGAATTTCGTCAGCATCATCTACATCGTCAGTTACTAGATTTGTTTGACCAACAATGTCGATTCCGATTGTTGGATTGCCTGATACACCGTTGCCATCAACAATGCTAATGCCCTCATCGCCCGCTACTGCTGATGCAGTAATTGTGCGCGAAGCATATGTATCTGCTGCTGTGCGAGCAACAATTCCGTCAACGGTAATACCACTAACAATATCTCTGTCGTTTAGGAAGTTTGTAACAGTGATGCGAGATTCAACAGTACCGTCTTGGAAAATAAGTTCGTCTGCTGGTGCGATTACTGAAGCAGATGTCAGTTCAGAAAAGTCTAGATCAAGCGCGTTGCCATTCTTAACAAGACCATTACCAGCAATAAGGTCGCTCGATGAGCTAAACAGTACAAAGTTTAGATCACTACCAGAACCTGTACCAATTGTTGTTGGGTCTGGGCCTTGTAGTACCCAGCCGCTATTTTGGTTGGCTGTGCCTTCTTCTACAAAAACATATGCTCCTGCGGTAACGTTGGTTGTCGTATCAAAGTCATCAGCACGATTTAGTGTTGTGGTTGTAGCTTGAACAACGTAGATACCATTCTCATCAGGATTAGTTTGATCCTTAACAAGAACACGATCACCTTCTGCAAGCGTTACGCCGTCAATTGTTGCTGCGAACGAAGTAAACTGTCCATTGGATAGTGGCCCTGCTGTCGCGCTATACGTTCCTTGGTTGCCTGTTGTAGCGCAATCCACACTTTCTTTAGCGTCTAGTCCTTGCGCTGTACTATCTACGTACAGCTTTGTCGCTGCGTCTGTATCGCCTACTGGATCAAGTACTTGGAGATGCGCTAGTGTCGTGCCATCTGTGGTAGCACGAAAGTCGCTGCCGCCTGTGTTATACACAAAGCGACCACCAGCTTTACCAAACTGAACGTCATTGCCTACGCCTTTTAATCCATAATTCTTTGTATCTGCCATGAATGGGTCCTCAATAAAATACTACCAGTATTTATCAAAAAGTCGGAAATTTAGACGTAGGTGACCATCACCCTCGCTGATCCTTGTGTTGCTCCACCAAAATCATACGTCAATAGTAGTTGTGTATCTGTAACACTAGAATACACATAATCTGGCTGAATTACGTAGTTGCCATTCATTTCTAGGTCAACTAAATCTAGTGTCGATAGTCTGTCAGCATCACCAGCATCACCAATTGAGAATGTCACGCCAGGAGTATCAAATACGTCGCCAATTTCTAGTGGATCAACGTCAACTGTAATTACAGTGACACGCGAACCATCTGAAACATTGCCAAGTGGGATTGGACTTGGTGTAGCTTCGTCCCAAGCAATAGTGTATTC